CAGGCAGGAGGAGCCGTTGGAGTCGGAGATGCCGCCGTGGATCATCGCGCGCGTCTCCACCGACCGTCATGTGATGGCGGAGACGATGCGGTTCACCGCCCACTCCGCCCTGTTGGAGGTTCGCGCCGTCAGCACCACCGCCGACAGCGTGAACATCTGGTGTGACGACATGCTGATTCCCGCGTTGGCGAACCGCTCCCCCACCCGGCCGCCGGGCTACACGGTCGGCCAGCTCACCCTGTACGAGGATTCCGGCGCATACGCGGCCGGTCTGACCGCCGACGAAACCGCGCGCCGCTACCAGGTGCGCGTCCTGAGGTTCCGCTTCACGTGGAGCCGACCATAGTCAACCAATCATTTACCAAAAGTCTTCAAGGAGCACATTATGACCCTGAAACTGGGTACAGAGATTCCCGGCACCAGTGCCGAGGGCAACATCACCACCATCTGGGTGCCGGCGATCAAGAACATCAAGGCCCCGACCATCATCGAGCTCGAGGCCGGCACCGACATCTCGAACTACGTCATGCTTGGCGGCTGGAGCTTCGACCCGTCGCAGGACACCGTGTCCGACCAGCGCGAGAACACCGTGCAGGACTTCGGGGCCCCCGGCCGCAAGAGCGCCGGCGACATCAGCATCGAGGTCATCGACAACACGAACACGGAGCACAAGGAACAGAACGAGGCCGTCACCCTCATGCACGAGGGCGCGTCCGGCTATATCGTGCGTCGCCGCGGCATGGCCACCGACGCGCCATTGGCCTCCGGCCAGAAGCTCACCGTCGTGAGCGTGAAGTGCGGCGAAAAGAAGGTCATCAACCCGGATGCGAACACCATGATCCGCAGTCAGATCCCGCTGTTCGCTCAGGCTCCCGGCTGGGAGTCCGAGACCGCCGTGCTGACCGCAGCCTGACAAGTTCTTCCGTGCGGGGATTCTAAGCCTTTCTGGCCCCGCACAGGCATTCTCTCTTCTCTCTCTCAGAAAGGTTTTCAGACTTTCAGAAAGGGATAATCATGGCTTTGGAAGTGAAGCGCAAGCGCGTGGACGTCGACCTCATATTGGATCAGGAGAAGGCCGAACAGGTCGCCGCATTGGGAGCCGACCTGGAACGCGCCATGGCGCAGCATGTGACCGAGGGCGGCAACGCCGCCGCCAAACGCATCGCCGAACAAATCGACAGGCTGCGCGACGAGGTGAAGGACGACACCGTCCGCATCACCCTGGAGGCGCTGCCGCTCTCCCAGTGGCGTCAGGTACTCGAGGCGAACACCGTCACCGAGAACGGCGTACCGAAACAACACATCGAGGACATCTGCGCCGACGCCGTCAGACTCATGGTCAGGAAGACCGTGCCGGAAACCCCCGTGGAAGAGCTGGCCAACGTCATGACCGAACTGTCCGACGGCCAGATCAGCCCCATCTGGTACGCGATCCGTGACCTGAATGCGAAGCTCATCGACCCAAAAGACGCACTCGAATCAGCCTCGCGGATAATCCGCAGACAGTAAGGGAACTGCGAATCTGCCAGAAGCTCGGCATCAGCTACAAGCGTTGGCTCGGCTGGGAACCGTCGTATCGGGTGGAAAGGGACGGGCATAGGCGCATCACCGGCTACACGCCGGAAACCGAATGGGATGCGACCGAACGCGAATGGATGCTCGCACTCGACGAATACGAGCGCACGCTGTGTCCGCGCTGCGGGATGCCCGTCAGCATATGCCACGACGAGCTGGCCCCCACCAAATACGCGAGCGAGGTCGGCGTCTGTCAGATCGACCTGATGCGCCGCATCGGGCTCGAAGAATACCGCAAGGACCATTCCGCGGAATCCGCCACGAAACTTGACTCGCTGACCGTGGGCATCAACCCACGATGATCCGACAGGAGGATATGCCATGGCCGGTGGCCTGAACCGCAACATCACTGTCCGCCTGCTCGCGGACACCAGCAATTTCACCGCCGGCATGGCCAAGGTGTCCGGCGAAAGCCAGAAGACCGCGACCACCATGGAAGCCGCCGGAGGCAAATCGAAGCTCATCACCACCGGCATCGCGGCGGCCGGTGTCGCCGCCACCGCGCTGGGCGTGGCCGCTGTCAGGATGGCGGCGGACTTCGACGCCAGCATGTCGACGGTGCAGGCCAACACCGGAGCCAGCGCAGATGAGATGAATCAGCTCCGTCAGGCCGCCATCGACGCCGGCGCCGACACCATATACTCGGCCACCGAATCCGCCGACGCCATCAACGAACTCGGCAAAGCCGGCCTATCGACCTCGGATATTCTCTCCGGCGGTTTGAGCGGCGCATTGAACCTCGCAGCGTCCGACGGCATGGCCGTAGGCGACGCCGCCGAACTCATGGCCACCACCCTCAAACAGTTCAACCTGACGGGCGCCGAATCCACTCAGGTGGCCGACGCGCTGGCGGCCGGCGCAGGCAAGGCCGTCGGTTCCGCCCATGACCTCGGCCTCGCATTGAATCAGGCGGGTCTGGTGGCCAACAGCATGGGCGTCAGCATGCAGGAGACCACCGGCACGCTCGCCGCGTTCGCCAACGCCGGCATGATAGGCAGTGACGCGGGCACCAGCCTCAAGACCATGCTCCAACGACTGGCCAGCCCCACCGACAAGGCGCAGACCCTCATGGACGAGCTCGGCATCAACGTGTACGACGCCAATGGCAAGTTCATCGGCCTTGCCGGTGCCGCAGGCCAATTGCAGAACGGTTTGAGCGGCCTGAGTCAACAGGAACGCAATGCCGCGCTCAACACCATCTTCGGAGCCGACGCGGTGCGAGCCGCGAACGTGCTCTACGAGCAGGGCGCGGAAGGCATCGACGACTGGACGAAAGCCGTCAGCCAATCCGGCTACGCCGCGGACCTCGCCGCCAAGAAGAACGACAACCTGAAAGGCGATCTGGAGAATCTGAGCGGCTCTTTCAAATCCCTCATGACCTCTTTGGGCGAGGGAGGTCAGGGACCATTGCGCTCCCTCGTACAGACACTCGACACCCTTGTTGACGGTTTCGCGTCATTGCCTGCGCCCGTACAGCAGTCCATAGTGCTGATGGCGGCTCTGGTTGGAGGCAGTGTCGCAGTCCACAAAGCGATGGGGCCGCTGAACTCTAGCAGCAGCCAGCTTGCGCAAACCCTCGGATTGATTGCCGACCCAGGGCAAAGGCTCATAGGCCTCGGCTCCGGAATCGCGTCAGCGTTCCAGACATGGGGCGCAACTTTCGGCAGTGCAGAATCTCAGATAAACACGTTTGGCACCACTATCAGTCGTTCTCAAGGCGTTATGGCCGGTTTCAAAAGCATCGGCAGCGGACTGTTCGCCGCCTTGGGCGGCCCATGGGGCATCGCCTTGACGGTCGCGGGCGCGCTGCTTGTGGGGTTCGCCCAATCCGCGCAGGACGCTAAAGCCAACATCAAGGAATTCTCCAGCGCAATCGACCAGTCCGGGAACGCCGTCGAAACACTCATCAAGAAAATCGCCAGCGGCGAGGATAAAACTTGGGACTTCGGAGACAAGTTCGCCACCGGCTTAGGCTCTCTTGGAGAAGCACTCGACAAAGCCGGCATCGAATACAGCACGTTCGCAAAGGCCGTCAACGGGTCCAAGGAAGCGCAAAAACTGTTCGACAAACAGTTGAAAAACGCCGAAAACAACATGTCCGTCATGCAGACAGACAGTATCCGAGACAGTTACAACAAGCTCTCCGACCAGGTCAGCAAAGCCAAGGAACAGGTCAGCAAAACCAATGAGGAAGTCGCCAAGGCGGGAGCCAGCGGAGACACGGCCGCCGAAGGCACCAACAACTACGCCGACAGCACCGACAATGCCACCACAGGCACCAAAGACCTCTCCGACGCCATTGACGATCTGGTGAAAGGCTTCCTCAACCTGCCGGGAGTGCAGTTGTCCGCGGATCAGGCCGTCACCCAATTCAATCAGGGCATACTCGACCTTAACGAGAGCATCGCGAAGAACGGACGAGTGCTCGATGACAACGGCAACGCTTTGGCGGGCTATGAGTCTCAGGCGTATGACAGCCAGTCCGCTCTGCAGGGGCTCGCGTCCACCGCGCAGAGCACGGCGCAGAAGATCATCGAGGAGGTTCAGGCCCATGGCGATGCCGCTGCTGCTACCCAGCAGGCGGGCGACATCCTCGAACGGGCACGTCAGGCGTACATCGACAACGCGACCGCAGCCGGCATGAGCGCCGACGCGGCCGCAGCTCAGGCAGACCGTTACGGTTTGGCCCGCAGCGAGGCCGACAATCTGCGTCAGAGCATCGAATCCATGAACAGCGAGGCCGCTAACCCTGTCGACGTGAGGATTACGATCACAGACGAGGCCAGCGACGTGCTGGACAAGGTGAAGGTCAAGGCCGAGAAAATCGACGACAAGACCGTGCGATTGACCGGTGACGACACCGACCTGATGCAGAAGATCGCCGACGCCACCAACGCGAAGATCGACCCCAAGACCGGCTACCTGGACTTGGATAAGAGCCAGTTCGACGTCGCCATGGCAATCGCCGGCGGCGCAAAAATCGACGACAAGACCGGCGTCCTCAAGGGCAACAACACGCCCCTGTTCGACAAAATGGTCGAAGCGAACGGCTGGCAGATAGATCCCAAGACCGGCTACATCTATGGCAAGAACGGTCAGGCTTTGCAAGCGATCCGCGATGTGAACAACGAACCCTTGGAAACCCCGAGGGAGGTCACGGTCACCACGAACATCGTCCGCAACTTCATTGATAACTATATGAAAAACGACGTGCCGGATGACAGCGTGGGCGTTCGCCCGCCCTCCAAGACCGGCGGCCTGTTCACCGGTTATGGGGTTTCGATGCGCGGCTACGCCACTGGCGACCGCGTCATCGAGGGCCTCCTGCCAGGCAAGGCCACCACTACGGGCGGCGACAACATCACGTTGGCGAACGCGCGAGTCAAGAGCGGCGAATTCGTGTCCAATGTGAAATCCGTCGCATATTATGGCGCCGACACATACGCGGCCATGAACCGCCGGCAGATACCCAAGGAATCGTTCTCCGGCCGGGATATCGACGTGAGCGGCGTCATCGAGGAGATACGTTCCTTCCGCGAGCAGATCGGCCCAATCATCAGCGCGTATGCCCCGCAACTCGGCAAACGCGACTTACAGCGGCTCACCAAGGAGGCTTTGCGCACATGATGCACACGCTCACCTACACGTCAAACCGCGCCGGAACCGTGATTGATCTCGCCGACCCGGAGGGAATCATGTGCGGACAGATCCTGGAGCTACGCACCCGCACGTGGGAGTTCGAGCTCGGCTACCGGTCATTGCATGCCACGCGGCCCGCGAAGACCGTCAAGGTCACCGGGCTCGTCTACGGTATCCCGGCGCTCGAAAAGGCCGAGGAACTGTTCGACGCGGACATGTACGCCTACCTCAACGATGCCGCGAAACCCGGCGTCATCACGGTGGACGGATGGTCACAGACCTGCCTCGTGGTCGGCCACGAACCTGACTACACGTCACCCCTGCTCGTGCGCGGCGATTTCACGGTCGCCTTGCTTGACGGGGTGTGGCACAAACCGGTCAGGCAGAGCTTCAGCCGGTCGACGGCCCGCTACAACAGAGGCAAGGGCTATCCCTACGACTATCGCTACGATTACGCGCCGACCCGCAACGTCAGCAGCATCGACAACCAATCCGCCCTGCCCTCGCGGATGAGGCTCACCATTTACGGGCCGGTCTCTACGCCGAGCATCGTCATCGGCGGCAACAAGGTGATAGCCGACGTGAGCGTCCCATCCGGCGGCTACCTCATCATCGACGGCACCGGCTCACCACGCACGGCCGTGATGGTCGCCGCCAACGGCGACATCACCAACGTGTTCGACAAAACGCATCGCGACCAGGCCTCCAACGAATACGCGTTCGCCACCCTCCCGCCGGGACTGCAGCAGGTCTCATGGGATGAATCGTTCGGGTTCGACGTGGAGTACTGGTTGGAGCAGACGGGACTGCCATGGACCTGATCTGGACCAATACCGCTCACGTGCCGCAGGGCGAACTCGTCTCCCCCGCACTCGACCTGCAGTACGGCGACGAGCAGAATGATTTCGAACTCACTCACTCCACCCCCGGACTGCTGCTCTCCGACGGCTGCTACATCGGGGCGGAAGGCACCGAGTTCGGAGGCCGCGTCGACGCGGTGCGTATCACTGTGGATGACGGGCATGCCCTGTATACGCTCACCGGCCGCACATGGCACGGTTTGCTCGCAGGCAAGATCCTCCAACCCGACTCCGGCGCCGACCGGCTCACGGTCTCCGGCGACGCCAACAACATCATCCGCACGATAATCAGCCGGATCGGACTGTCCACGGTGTTCGACGTGCCCTCGGAAACGAGCGGCATCACCCTCAGCAACTATTCGTTCCGCCGGTACATTACCGCGTGGGACGGGTTGCGCATGATGCTCACCGCGCAGGGAGCCAGACTCGACCTGACCTACACCGCTGGACGCTGCCGGATTCGCGCGGTCGCCGCCGACACGTACGGCGACGCGGACAGCGACCAGCGCATCAGTTTCGAGGCGCAACGCATCTGGACCCAAGTCAACCACCTCACGGGCCTGGGCAAAGGCCAGCTGCGCAACAGGGCGCGCAGCGACTGGTATGCGGATGCGTCCGGCAACATCTCCCAGACCCAGACTCTGACCGGCGACCGGGAGATAGCTCAGATCTACGAGCTCACATCCTCCGAAGGCGCCGAATTGTCCGACCAGACCAGGGACAAGCTCAAGGACATGTGGAAACAGGGCACCGTCGATTTGACGATCCCCGAGAACCTTGGCCTGCATATCGACGACCATGTGCGCGCCTACGATGCGCTGACCGGCGTCAGCGTGGACAGCCCCATCGTGCGCATCACCGTCAAACTCGCCAACGGCACACCAACCATCCGATACGAAGCCGGCCAATACAGTTGGCCCGATGAACAAGACTAAAGGAGCATCATGCCGAAACAGCCCAACATCACCCTCTACTCCTGTGATCGGCCTTCGTGCGTCAACAAGGAATACGTGTTGCCCAACGCGACGGCCAGCCCCAACTGGCACGAGGTCACGCGCGTCGACCGCAACGGCAACCAGAGGAAAATCCTTTTTTGCGAATCCGACTACCAGCAGTACCTACAGTTGGCCGAAAATCAGGACAAGGATTATGACCTCTGGCTCAACAAGTCCCTCAACGCGGAAGGTAAGTGATCATGGCAACAAATCTGCTTGTAACCGGCTCGCACGGCGGCGACGACCCGCACGTGGAATCGAAGCATGACGCGCTCATGCACGCCGCCATGCTCGGCCGAAGCGGATACATTTTGAAAACCCGGAATTGGACGATGAAACCGACGGCGAAGGATGCGAACAACATCACCATCCCAGCATGGGACCTCGTGGTCGAGGGCCGGCAGATCTACATCGCCGCACCGACCGACGTGAACATCCAATCCGGCTCGCAAGGGCAAAAACGACGCGATCTCATCGTGGCCCGGTACGCGTTGAACTCAGGCACCGGCGTGGAGACGGTCACCCTCGAAGCCATCAAGGGCAAGCCCAGCGCGGCCACGCCCGCGGATCCGGGCATCGAGACCGGCAGCATCATCGGCGGGGCCATCGTCTCCGACCTGCCACTCTGCCGCGTCAACCTCGACGGCATCACCATCACATCGATTGACACGCTGGTCAATGTTATGCAGCCCTTGGAGGATGTGTGGGATTCCCTAACCCAGATGCCTGATATTGAGTCCGGTATGTTCATTGGTTCGACCAGCGTGAACGGTGCCGTATTGATCAA